TTGCCATTTTTGTCAATCGTCAGCCCTAGCCTATATCGCCTGCCTAAAATCGAATTTTTAGTTCTGCGCAATACCTTTCCGATTTCTAAAGCAGATAATCCTTTAAACGTTAGTTCTTTTACTAATAAATCTTCCTCATTCGTGTATTGTCTTCCTGTCGACATTTTCTATTTTCCTTTATTTTCTTTATCGGCCACCTCGCCGCCGCAAGCGGCATACCCGGCAAGATCTAGCCAGTTGTCTTGATGTTTTGGGTTTGATTTTATGCGTGCTATTTTTAGCAGGCCCATCATCACAGCAACATCGGTGGCATTGATTTCTGCTCCAGTATGGATTGACCAGTATTTTGCTATAGTTGAAAAATTGTTTTCTAAATTGCCGTGCGTTTCCGCTCTGTCTTTGCACACGGCTTTTTTAGCGTCTTGCAATATCATTGATCTTTTTGGTATTGTGTTTTCAGTCATTTTCGACCTCCCTTCCTGGGTCGTTCTTGATTAGGGCGGGGGTTGAGCGTTGTCGCGCTCCCTCTGCCTGTTTTAACTTAATCCCAGCCATTGATTGATGCAAGGAATTATTCCCGCCATTCACCGCCGGTTTGAGATTAATACTAAAAAAGACCCCTTATAAGACACCTTGATATTGGCCCCTTATCAAGCTGGCCCTCATCTCTAGTGTCTGAGTCTTTAATAATTAAATAATATATACTCTATATATATAATATATATGTATTACAATGGGTTACGGGGCGCTTACCGCATTGACCAGAATCCTTTATTTTAATAGAAGCGTGCAAGATATCTAAATGCTTAGATATCTTTCAGAGCGTGGGGGAATTCAATTTTAGTCTGGGCTCTTTTTTACAGCCACAAAAAAAAGCCCAGCTTTTTTAGGGCTGGGCTTGCATAAACCCGGGATTTGGGCTTATGATGTGCGTGTTCTAAGCGCGGGCATAATCTATGACATTGCATTAAGCTAGTCAATCCTGCGCCATAAAAGACAGGGGGGTTGATTAATGACGGATGATTTGTTTGAGAACGCCGAACGATACGTGGCCCAGGGCTGGGCGTTGGTCGCAATACCAGCGGGCAGCAAAGCTCCCTCAACGTTTGGCTGGCAGACTAAAGCCACCCCGCCGGATCATTGGCAGAAAAACCCGACTCACAACATGGGCTTATTGCATAGCTTGAGCGGCACTTGTGCGCTGGATATTGATAACCTGGCGCATACAAAAATGATATTTAAAGCGCTGAACATTGATTTGGATAAAATCTTAAACCAGCACCCGCAAATCATCGGCAACCCAGAACGCGGCAAGATTTTGTTTCGCGTCCCTGACGGGCTGGTTTTGAATACGCACAAGATAAATTGGCCCGTCCAAGGCAACCCGAAAAAACGCGAAGTTGTCTTTGAATTGCGGGCTGGGCAGACTCAAGACATATTGCCGCCAAGCATCCATCCAGAAACTCAGCAACCCTACCGCTGGGCGGGCGCATCCTATGAACATATGGCGGAAATCCCTAGCCAGATCCTGCACCTCTGGCAAGAATGGCCACGCTTTGCCCCTCAGATGCAGGACATTTGCCCATGGAGGACAGCACCGGCGTTTTCGCCTAAAAGACACAAGCGGCGGTTGGAAGGCGACCAGGGAAGCGTAATTGAGGCTTACAACGAAGCGCATCCTATCCAAGATGAGATTGAAAAAGTTGGCTATGTTCAATTTGGCAACAGGTGGCTTTCTCCAAATAGCACCAGCAAGATCCCGGGCCTTGTTATATTTGATGACGGGCGCGGCTATAGCCATCACGCCAGCGATCCATTCGGTGATTTTAGCTTCGATGCATTTGAAGTCTTTTGCCAATATGAGCACCTGGGCAACGCCAGTGCAGCGGTTAAGGAAGCGGCGGAGATTTTGAAACTGGACAAAATGCGACCGGCCCCTAGTGAAACCGAACGGGCAGAAATGCGCCGTGAAATTGAGCACGGAGGACAAGTCGCTGCGATCTTGATGAATTTCGGCAAGATAAAAGAACCGCAAGAAAAAAATAACAACACACCGCCGCATCTCTTAACCGTTCCTGGTGTGTTGGCTGACATGGTTAAGTTTTCAGACAAAATGGCGATCAAAGCACAGCCTCAATTCGACGTGCAAGCAGCGCTAGCTTTCGGGTCGGTTGTAATGGGACGCCGATGGGTCACTGATCTTGGCAATATGTCGAGCCTCTTTTTCCTCAATATCGCCAAGACAGGCGAAGGCAAGGACAACGCCGCGCATGTTGTTGAGAAGGTTTTACGGGAGTCGGGCTTGGATTTGGTCGGTCCCGCTGGCTATACGTCAGAGGGCGGAGTTATTACATCGCTAAAAAATAGGCCATGCCATATTGCGCTGATTGATGAATTCGGAATGTATCTTGATGCCTCCCGTGCAAAAGGATCACCGCACTTGCAGGCTGCAAACAGTATGATGATGCAAGCCTTCGGGCGCTTAACTGGGATGCTAACGACACGCGGATATTCTGGCGCGACTTTGACCGATACTCAGCGAAAAGCACAAGACGCCGCTATTCAATGCCCCGCAATATCTGTGCTGGGAATGACAACGCCAGAAACTTTTTATGAAGCAATCAGCGGAAAGGACGTAGCAAGCGGATTGCTCAACAGGTTTTTGATTGTCGAAAGCAAGCGGCCCAGGCAACGCTCCAGGATGAGCAATAGAAACATCTCTCCACCTTCAAATCTTATAAAATGGGCCATAGATTGCGCGTCTGCTTATGACGGAGAAGGGATGATGTCAGAAGGCAACGGATATGAATTCCCGCCAGCTCCTATCATTGTTCCATTTAGCAAAGCAGCGCGGGATTTGTTATGGGATTATGAAGGCGAAATCATAAACCGCCAGAATGAGAAAAGTTATGCGCTAGGCTCTATGCTTGATAGAAACCGAGAGATTGCAATGCGCGTGGCGCTGATCGTGTCTCGCAGTCTTGAACAGGATGAAGTGAGCGAAGACGCGACGCGCTGGGCTGTTGATTATGTCGATTTTTATTCACAGCAAACTTATTTAGCATTCATGCAAAACATGAACGAAGGCGAACACGATAAGCTCAGGAAGCAGACGGCGGAGGCCATTCGCGCCGCTGGATCAACGGGCCTTAAGACCAATGAGCTTTTAAAAGCCGTTCCTATGCTGGGCAATCTCGGCAAGATGCAACGTGAGAATTTGTTCTCAGTTATCGAAGACGATTATCCCATTGATCGGCAGAAACAGCAGCCCAAAAGCGGCATTGGCAGGCCGTCGATTGTTTTTCTTTGGAAAGTATAAAATAACACTTGCATTTTGTGGCGGTATTTTTTACCTTGTTGTTGTTGATAGTAGAAAAAAATGGAGAATACACGATGCAAAACACCGACGCGCTTGCCCGCGATTGGCTTGAAGCCAAACGGGCGGAGGGGAAGGCGAACCGCGCACGCCTTATCATTGAACAGCAGATCGGCGAAGCCCTTGATCACAGATCAGAGGGGAGCCAGACGCACAATCTAGAAAAATACAAAGTGACTTTAACTCAGCCTGTTAGCCGCAAGCTGGACCCGAATGTTTGGGAATCTGTCAAAACCGGATGCCCTTATTTATTGCACCCGGTCAAAGCGGTTTTTAGTGCCGACGCGACCGGCTGTAAATATCTGGCAAATAATGAGCCCGAAATATGGGCAAAAATCGCTCCGGCATTCACGACAAAACCGGGCAAGTTGCAAATCAAAGTGGAGGAACTTTAATGTCTTATGATCTTTCAAAACTGGCAAAACCAGACGGAACCAGGCCGATAATCTGCACTGTCTTCGGTGAAGCTGGAATGGGGAAAACAACTCTAGCGGCAATGTTCCCAAAGCCGGTGTTCATCCGAACAGAGGATGGAACACAAAGCCTCGTCGGGAATGACAATGTTTCATTATTTCCCTTGGCACCTACTAGCGACGATGTGCTTGCTCAGATCGAAAGCCTTGCAACTGGCGAACATGATTTCCAAACGCTAGTGATTGACAGCATAACACAGCTGGCCATGATAATTGAAAGCGAGATTGTTGACGCTGATCCGAAGGCTAAAAGCATAAACCAAGCAGGCGGCGGCTATGGTGCAGGGTATAGCTCGGCGGCTGATAAGCACCGAACCATCCGCGAATGGGCTGGTGCTTTGGCTTATGATCGTGGCATGAACGTGGTTTTCATTGGCCATGCGGATACTGAGACGCTGGATTTGCCAGATTCTGACCCCTTTGCTCGCTATACAATCAGGATGCACAAAAAGAGTCTGCCAAACTATACTGACAACGTAGACTTGGTGGGCTTCATCAGGCTAGAAACATTTATCAGAGGCGATAGCGATAAAAAGCGCGCCGTCTCGACAGGTAAGCGGGAAATCATTTGTTTTCCTCAAGCCGCCAACGTCAGCAAAAACCGATTTAATGTTACGGAGCCATTGCCATTCAGTTTTGACGGCGGTTTCCCTTTCGCAGAATTTGCAGCAGAGAAAAAGGACTAAAGAAAATGGAACTCAACGGATTTAATGCCTATGACGTGGACCCATCCGAAAGCCGTGAGCCTATCCCGGCAGGCTGGTATAAGTGCTTGATTGTCGCAAGTGAAGAGAAACCAACCAAAGCACTGACCGGCTCTTATTTACAACTTGAAATTCAAGTTGTAGAAGGCGAGCACTCTAATCGTAAGGTTTGGGATAGGCTGAACTTAAATAATCCAAACTCTACAGCGGTTGAGATAGCGCAACGGACTTTATCTAGCATCTGCCGGTCTGTTGGTGTAATGACCCCGCGTGTAAGCGGTGACCTTCACGACATACCATTCATGGCTAAGATTGCTTTTAAGCCTGCTGATGGCGCTTACAGTGCATCTAATGAGGTTAAGGAATACGCAGAAGCGGATAACGTCGTTCAAGCGGCACCAGCGGCGGCGGTCGGTTCCTCACCACCTTGGAAACGATAA